GACCGGCGGTGATTGGATTGGCGATCGACAAAAAAACGCCCGGGATGATAGGCACCTCCTGCTCGCCAATACGGGTATTGATCTTAACAATCTCAAAGCCGTCCTCTTCGGTGTTGGCCACCATGGTGTTTTCCATCGAGGCCCGCTCCAGGTCAACGGAGGTTTTATCCCGGAATCCGGACAGCCCCATGCGCTTTAGCAGCTCGTCGCGGAACTCGGGCTCCAGCTCGCTTTGAGAGCTGAAAAAGCCGACCTTGACCAGCTCCAACATCATTTGCGTTTGCCCCACCCGGGTAGAGGCCAACCCGCTGGCCAGCTCCAGGCGCACATCGGTGTTGTCTCTCAGATCTGCCGATTTGAAGGCCCTGACCTCAACACCATGGCCGCGGCCGCTGACCTTGATCATGCGCTCATCGGTGTAAATATCGGAGGCCAATATGATGCGCTTGCGATATGTCCTTTTGTGGGACCGAAAAAACCTGGTGATATCGGGGAAGTGTCCTTGCTCGGCCGCATCTCTTAATATGTCGACCATGATGCCGGAGGCGTTTCCAGTTGGCGCATTGCCCCTGAGCACATTTTTGGGGTCGCCGGCGACATCCTGGATCGAGGCCCTGTGGATCGCTCGTTCCTCGAGCACTTGCTGTGGATACGGAGTGCCGGCCTCAATCGATGGTTTCTGCCCGCCACTGGTCAGTGGGTCATAGCGGATCACCAGCAGATGCTGGCCATCGGCGGTGCTGCGCTTTATCCTCGCCGAGGATCCCAAAAAGACAATCGGCCTGGCCAGAGATTTCCGGTTCATTTCCAGGTCGCGATCGATCTCGTTGATCGTGTTCTGCGGGCTGATTAAATCATCGACCGCGGAATCCGGCCAGAAGCGACCGGGCACATAATGATAGCGGTAGTCGGTGGCTGTGTAGTACCAGGCCACAGTGCCCTGGGATTTTTGGACAGGAATCGGCAGCCGATCAACGCTGAACGCCAGCGTGTCACCGGTGACCCCTACATACCTGCCGTTCGGATAGCTCTTGCAGGGCGCGAACTCGAACTCCTTGAAGATCACCTGGTCGTCTTCTTCGTCGCTGAACTCGACCATGTTCTCATAGCCGGTGCCCTTCCAGGGGCTCACGGTGGCCACCAGCTTGGCCAGCTTCTTCTCGTAATTGATGACCGGTTCGTCTTTGGCGTCTTTATTGACCTTGATTTTGAAGGTGTCCTCGACCCACTCGCGATCCTTCAGGCTTTTAAACCCGATCCAGGGCTTGAGCATTATGTCGTCGCCCACTGCAGGACATGTGAAGTTAAATGGCGACCAGTTGAAACTGCATACCTCGCTTTGCTTGGTCGGCTCGCCGGTCTTCGGATCCAGGCCCCACTCATTGTCAGCAACCACCGGGATAGTGCGCATCAACCCCAGGCCGCACAAGATCATCCAAACGGCAACCTTTTCTGTTTCATCGCGAAACGCCTCGTCGTTTTCTGCATCCATGTGGCGCAGCAAAAACTCCCCCATCTTGCTTGCGTCCCGGTCCTCCTGGTCCATAGAGTTGGGCCATATTTTTACGCTAAAATCTTTATTGAGTATGAGGGCTTTCATGCTTCGGACATGGTCGCGGATGATATTTGAGACCGGTGTGGGGGCGAGCTCAGTGGGCTTGATGCGGCGAAAGGTGCCAGTGCTGATGATCCAGTCCAGCCACTGCTCGCCGACATAATAGAGCACATTGCGGAACCAGGTGCGCTCTCGAATCACAATGCTTGGATCTTTGATACGGCTGAACGAATCGTTTGCCAGCCGTATCAGCTGCTGATCGGTGTGTCTCATCGGCGAGCTCTCCTTTTAGATGGCGTCCAGCCGTGATCAAGTGCGTTTAAAAGCCGCTGCTGTGCTTTTGCCTTCCGGAGAGTGGTGCCTTTTGAGTGGGTTTGATTGGGTGTTGAGACTTGGTATCGTGAGCCGCGTTTGCGGATCTTTGCCGGCATAGCTCTCCCTTTGCTTGCTTTAAGCTACTCGGACCCGATCGCTTGCGGACTCACCGCCGACAGCTCCGAAGACCTCTTCGGCGTCAATCCCTTCTTGGGTCAATTTGTCTACCGCGTCAGCTACAGTAACCGGTGCGCTGCGGCGGGTCAATCTTTTTACGTTGGCATATTCAATGGCATCGCGTGACATCAGGCGATCGATGAGGTCTCGCTCCCTGCTATCGAACACTCGTTGTCGCCAGACAATGAAGGCCAGTGTTGCGAATAATACAATGCACAGAATGATTTCGTCAATCATTTTCAACCTTTCTCAATGCCCCCGGGCTTCTCCAAAGTTTGCTTTGCGCTCCAAGCTTTCTCGAGCCGCTCGGCCTTGACTTTATAAGTGTTGATGGCAGCGATCACCTTCTTTCGCCACCGCCGGAAATAAAGAACCGTTCCAATAATGCCTACCGTTGTTCCTGCGAAAAATGCTGCGGAGATCCATCCCCAATCCATATCGCACCCCCTTTTTTTAAGCCGGTTTACTGCCATCAAATAGAAAGTGATACGTGTATTCAGACAATTTGTGATCGCCGCACCAGTCGGTGTTATAGACCACCGGCCAGCCGCGCAGCGTTGGTGCATGGCGCCTGCAGCGGCCGAGATCGTAGTGTATCGGCGGTATCCCCAATCTCGGGGGATGCTCCTGGCTCTGTGCTTCAGGTGCGGCGCCCCCCATCGAATACTCCGGCACCTGCTTGGGCACAAAAAATCTGCATGTTTTGCAAATCATTCGCGACAGTCGATCTCCCCAGTTGTCATGAATTTCCATGGCTCTCTCCTTTCTTTGTTCTCATTTTACCAGGCTATTCACCCAGTGGTTAAATGACGCCCTGGTCCGCTGTCGCTCCTCGAGCGTATCGAATTCGTTCTCCAGGCTGCGCGGCTTCCATCCGGCCAGCGAACACAGGATCGCCATGCCCTCAAAATACCTGCTGCAATGATGAATCAACACAACGGCCCTGCAGATCCGCTGTTGTACAGACCAGGGCACATCTATTCGGCCCTTTACCTTGGCGCTGTTCTTGACCAGGGTTTTGAGCTCTTTTGTCTCAACATCAAACAGCCTCTCGATTTGCTGCGTGTGCTCATCTTCGTAGGCATCCATCATAGTTCCTCCCACCCCTGCTCAGAGGATAGATCATTATCAACAGTGGCAAAGCTGCTCTCGAGCCGGCGTTTTTCATCCCATGCAGCCTTTGCGGCCGGCTCAAGCTGCGCCTCTTTGGCTGCGATCTTTGCGGCGTTTATCTCAGCAGCGATGGCCTCAACATCCAGGTTGATCGGCCTGGCCATGCACAACAGCGACGCCTCGTCATAGCAATGATCCTCGAGATCGGTGTCGACATCTTCCACGTTGTGCTCATCGTGGGTCAGCGCCGGCACCGTCCGGATGAAATCTGCGCAAGTCTCATAAACCACCATCATCGGCATCCCCTCGCTGCCATCGGGATTCACCGGGATGCGCAAGCGCTCATGGAATTGGCGAACTTTAAGTGTGCGGTTCGGATCGCCTTTTTGCAAGTTGATTATGCCGCATCCGGCAAAAACCTCAGCCGTGCTTTTGCCCTGGCCGCCACCCTGGTAGTCGGGTTTTTTATTCCAGCAGTCAGGCGAGAGAATGTGGACAACCTTGTCCTTGATGCCCTCTTCTTCTTCAATGCGGTTGATGTGACCGGCAATGACGGTATCGGTCTCGCGGGTGCCGGTGTTTGGCTGCCCGCCTGGCATCTGGCCGTATCGTTCGCGAAATCGATAGAAGCGGCCATCAGCATCCACCCACCACCAGCCTATCGAGTACGGTGCGCCGAAGCCCCAATCCATCGTCATGTAAAGCGGTGCTCCGTGGGGAATGGGTCGCGGTTTAATCACATGGTGACGGTGAGAAAAGAGAAACATTTGTCCGATAAAGATATCCCAGTTGCCGGTTTTATAAGCCGATCGCCAGGGCTCTGGCAGGTTGTTCAGCCTGACGATGTACCCGGGGTCAACGCGATTTAATATCGGGTTGTCCTCGAGCAGCCCGGGAATGTACTGCCTGAGCATCGGTGGCGCATCCGGATTGCTGACATCTGGCGGCGCCCGCTTGAGCTCATAGGGGCGAGCGAAACTTATCCAGCGCTCTTTGACCCACTGGTGACCGACGTTGCCTGGGTTGGTGGCGCAATAGACCCCTGGAACCTTGTGCTTAAATTCCGGCGGGACGTCCAAAGTGCAGCGCACGCGGCCGTACAGATAATTGTAGATCCACGCGGTGAATGTGGTGAGCTCATCTATTAAAAGCACGTGGATCTCGGCGCCCTGGTAGGCGAACACATTTTTTTCGTGTTGGCAATGGCAGAAGTGAAACATTGCCCCATTGAAAAACTCCCAACGCTTTTCGGCCTTGTTGTATGAGGCCAGGCTGGTCGGAAATTCCAGCCAGCTCTGCAGAATGTGATTATGCTCCAGCTCGGGGTAGGTCCGCCGAAAGAGAAAGACCTGGAGGTTTGGAATCTTCACGCACCAGCGCAAGCCCTCTTGGCGCAGCGAATGACTTTTGCCGGGTCCCGCAGCCCCGCCGAATAAAATTTCGTTTGCCGGAGAGCTGTGGAGCTGAGCTTGTTTCGGTTGTGGGTTGTAGGCCAGCCGTACGTCCAAGCCTCAGGCTCGCTTCCGTTGTTGTGATT